GAAGTGGCAGGAGCGCAAGAGCCAATGGATTTTCCCTAGTGGGGCGAAACTCTGGATGAGTTACCTCGACAGGGATGAAGATGTTTTAAGGTATCAGGGCCTCGCCTTTTCGTATGTGGCCTTTGATGAGTTGACGCAGTGGGCGACCAGCTTCGCGTGGACGTACATGCGCTCTCGCTTGCGTACAACAGATCCTACTTTGCCTGTATTTATGCGGGCGACAACTAACCCAGGTAATGTTGGGCATAGTTGGGTTAAGAAGATGTATGTAGACCCTGCTCCGGCAGGGAAAACTTTCGATGCAACTGACCCAGATACTGGGGAAGTTTTACGTTATCCGGACGGGCATCAAAAAGCCGGAGAAGCTCTTTTTCAGCGGCGGTTTATACCCGCTACTTTGAAGGATAACCCGTATCTGTACTCAGAGGGGGATTACGAGGCCAACTTGCTCTCTTTGCCAGAAATGCAAAGGCGGCAGTTACTAGAGGGCGATTGGGCAGTTAGCGATGGCGCGGCTTTCCCTGAGTTTAGGCTGGATCACCATGTGGTCGAAGCGTTTGACATACCTAAAGAATGGCGGCGTTTTAGATCCTGCGATTACGGTTACTCTAGCTATAGCGCAGTCCATTGGTACGCTATAGATCCGAACTTTGAAACTCTCCTCGTATATAGAGAGTTATATTTGTCAAAGCACACCTCCAGAGATTTGGGGGCCGCAATTATAGAGGCGGAAAAGGGCGAAGAAATCGCCTACGGGGTTTTAGACAGTTCCTGTTGGCATCAGAGAGGTCAATTGGGCCCGAGTATTGCTGAAGAAATGATAAACATGGGCGTTAGGTGGAGGCCCAGCGACCGAACCAAAGGTTCGCGTGTTGCGGGCCGAAACAGGTTGCATGAGCTTTTAAAGTACAACGAAGACACTCAAATGTCTGGCATAATGTTTTTTGATACATGCCGACAGATAATCGCGGATCTTCCGGTCATTCCGAATGATCCAAAGGGCGGTGACGATATCGATGTCCGGTATAAATCTGACCACACATTTGATTCAATTAGATACGGAATAATGACCAGACCTCGCGCTATATCAATTTTTGAAGAGTGGGGGAATAAACCAGACACAGGCTGGAAACCGGCTAGTGCGAACTTTGGGTATTAGATATGGCGATAATGGATAAACCTACACAACAAGAGCTAGATTCGATTGAGATGGATATCCAATCCCCTGCTCACCTAGAAGAAGGGTCAGACGTTGCCCAAGAAAACGCGGAAATGTCTGGGGTTATTGGATGGGTAAACAGCCGATTTAACAAAGCTAATGACGCCCGCCAAACAGACGAAGAGCGGTGGCTACGATCCTATCGAAACTACCGAGGTTTATACGGCCCAGAAGTTCAGTTTACCGACACAGAAAAAAGCAAAGCCTTTATCAAAATAACAAAAACTAAAGTTTTAGCGTCTTACAACCAAATCGTAGACGTACTTTTTGCCGGAGGGAAGTTTCCTGTAGGCGTTGAGGCTCCTTTTACCGGAGTCGGGGATGTTGCAGACGCGGTTCATTTTGAAGGTTCTGCCGACCCAGAAGTTCTTGCAAAGCCGAAATCGCGGCCGAAAGGTCAAGCTAACAGCACAAGAAAAGATCTAATTGACCGAGTAGGCCCACTTCAAAGTGAGCTAGAGCGTGTACAAGACGATTTAGTAGACGGTGTTGGTCTTTCTCCTACCGCACTTACTTTTGAGCCCATTAAGAAAGCGGCCCAAAAGATGGAGAGAATGATTTACGACCAGCTTGAAGAGTGTGAGGCTAGTAAGCATCTCCGCAGTGTTGCGTTTGAGATGAGCCTATTTGGAACGGGCGTAATCAAAGGGCCATTTGCCCACGATAAAGAGTACCCAAGGTGGAATGAGACAGGGGAGTATGACCCAGAGTTTCGCGTAGTTCCAAAAGTAGAGCATGTATCGATCTGGGATTTTTATCCTGATCCAGACGCTCGTACTATGAATGATGCAGAATTTACTATTCAGCGACACCGCATGAATAGAAGCCAATTACGTCAGCTAAAACATCGACCACATTTTAGAGAAGAATCGATAGAGTTAGCGATTGAAATTGGCGAAGATTACGAGAAGGAATACTGGGAAAGCGCCCTAGAGGATAACTCCAGTGTCGGCGGGGATGTTGATAGGTTTAAGGTTCTTGAATACTGGGGTGTAATTGACTCCCAGATTGCTGAAGAAGCCGATATCGACATTCCGGAGCAATACCAAGATAGAGATCAAATACAAATCAACGCATGGATTTGTAATGGTCAGATTTTACGTCTGGTGTTAAATCCTTTCAGCCCTTCTCGCATACCATACTGCGCTGTCCCATATGAAGTTAACCCATATTCATTCTTTGGTGTGGGCTTGGCTGAGAACATGGAAGACACGCAAGAAATTATGAATGGCTTTATGCGAATGGCCGTAGATAATGCCGCCTTGTCATCTAACCTATTGATTGAAATAGATGAAACCAATTTAGTCCCAGGCCAGAACCTTTCTATACACCCTGGCAAAGTATTTAGACGGCAGTCTGGAGCCCCAGGCCAAGCCATCTTCGGAACCAAGTTTCCAAACGTCACTAACGAGTGTTTAATGATGTTTGATAAGGCTCGACAGCTTTCGGATGAGTCCACAGGAATGCCAAGCTACGCCCACGGCATGACCGGCGTACAGGGGGTGGGTAGAACCGCGTCCGGTATGTCCATGCTGTTATCGGCCGCAAGTCAGAATATTAAAGCCGTTGTGCGTAATATTGATGACTATCTTTTGACCCCTGTAGGCAAAAGCTTATTTGCCTTCAATATGCAATTTAACTTTGATGCAGAGATGTCTAAGGGCGCTCTCAATGTCGTTGCTAGGGGCACTGAAAGCCTGATGCGTAATGAAGTCAGAAGCCAGCGTTTGCTATCCTTTATGAACCAGACAGCCAATCCAATGATGGCTCCGTTTGTTAAGTACGATTATATTTTGCGGGAGCTTAGTGCTTCTATGGATCTGGACGAAGATAAGATTCTTAACGATCCACGGGAAGCCGCGATACAGGCGAAGATGATGGCTGATATTGCCGCCATGATGCCCCAAGAAGCGCCCCCACAACAGCAACCGGCCCCTCCAGATCCGACAGGAACAGGCGGAGGTCAGATAGCTCCAGGTAATGCCCCACCTCCGGAAACGGCAGGGAATACTAATGGTCAGAATGCAGAGGCGGCTCCAACGCCACCCCCAGATCAAGCGGTCTAAGTAATGGATAAGAAATTAGCAAAAGAGATACTGCCGCTAGTTAATGACCCAGATCATTACGCTCTTCTTAATAAGTATGTGGCTGGGCGCATTGAGACATTGCGTGGGTATCTAGAAAAGACCCCAGACCACTCAAAGATTACAGCCATCCAAGGGCAGATTGCAGAGCTAAGAACTTTTCAAACATTAAGAGAGCAAGCCATTGAGATGGCTCGTAACAATTAAGAGGGCATTTACATGACCAAGAAAAAAGACACCCCAGAAAGCGAAGACCTCCGAGTTGAAGAGGACGTTGAGGCGGCGCTGGATGCAGAAGTAGAACAGGACGAAGAGGAAGAAACCGGCCCACAAACGCTGTATCATGGTGGAATGGCGTCAGATATGTGCCCCACATGCGGCGAAGGCCCCTGCGAGAGCGTAGGGCTAATGGGAGATTGTTCGTCTACAGGTATCACAGTGGGCTCAGATCCTGTCTCTGGTAACCCTGTTCCCGCTGGATCAAGCCCTGCGGAAGTCCGTGACGATATTCCGGCCCTACTAAGTGAGGGGGAGTATGTAATACCGGCAGATGTTGTTCGTTATCACGGCTTAAAGACATTCCAAGCCCTTCGCATGGAAGCAAAAATGGGCCTTATGAGCATGGCTTTTGAAGGCCAGATTCAATCCTACGACCCCGAGGAAGAGCCAGAGGACTACGAAACTGAAGAAGGTAATGTAGTCGAGGAAGCCTCAGTAGAGACTGAGATCGAAACTATGGATGACAAAGAGACTACGACTAAGAAGCAAGCCTCAGAGATGTCCTACAAACCCAAAATGACTGTTGCTTTGATTAAGTAAAATAATTGCGAGGACGGGCTACCCGCAAACCTTTGGCACTTTCGCCAAACTACTTTGAGGCCCCCTAGAGGAGAACTATATGGCTAAATATGAAGGCCAATACCGAGATAGTCTTGATGAATCAGAAATGGTTCAGCAGGATTTACCCCAAACCGCAGAGGGCGATAAGCCTTTTGAAGAAACGTCATTTAAAAAACGCTACGGAGATCTGCGTAGACACATGCAGTCCCAGATGTCCGGCAAAGATAAGGAAATACAAGAACTTCGTTCACATCTAAGCCAAGCAACCCAGAAACAAATCAAGTTTCCTAAAAGTGACTCTGAAGTTGCTGAGTGGGTTAAGAAATACCCCGATGTTGCAAAGATTATTGACAGCATTGCCCAGCGCCGAGTTATCGAAGGTCAGAGAACTCTGGAAAGACGCCACGGAGATCGTGTCACTGCTATCGAATCTAGGCTCACTAAGGAGACTGCCGAAAAAGAGCTAAAAGCTCTGCACCCCGATTTTGATCAAATTAGGACTGACTCTAAATTCCATGATTGGGTAGCACTTCAGCCGTCTAATATCGCTGACGCACTGTATAAGAACAATACAGATGCTAAGGCCGCCGCGAGAGCTATAGATCTCTATAAGGCGGATGCGGGTATTAAGACTCGCCGGAAAGCTAATAACGCCTCTGCCGCACAGGCTGTAGGTAGGACTTCGGCCTCTGCCCCAAACTCCAGAAATTCAAGGTTTTCGGAGTCACAGGTAGAGAAGATGTCAGCCGTTGAATATGAAAGAAGCGAAGATGCTATCCAGAAGTCTATTCGGGAAGGAACTTTCGAGTATGACTTATCTGGTGGCGCAAGATAACACTTGTAAGAGACATAACTATCGTGTTATAACAACACCAAATATGTTATGAACTAACACAGTTCGTAAATGCCGCAAAGCCGCATATTTTGCCTACCTTTGCAATTATTCAGAAGAACAGTTTAAGTTACCTGTCCTATTGGCCCTTGGATCAATAAGGAAGCCCATAGTTTCGACTATGTGCTTGTTTATAAAGAGAAAAGTTACCCAGTAGTTATTCAGCCCTTAGCACCTTGGTTCGTTCTGTTTTGTACCAACCTCTTTGAGGTTTTTCACACAACTTAACTTAATAAGGAGGCCATTCATGGCTTTTAATAGCGCAAGCGGTCACAATAACTTACCAAATGGTAACTTTTCGGCCGTACTTTATAGCAAACGTGTTCAAAAGGAATTTCGCAAGAGCAGTGTCTGCGAAGATATTACTAACACCGATTATTTGGGCGAGATTAGCTCATTTGGAGACAGTGTTAAGATTATCAAAGAGCCAGAAATCACTGTTTCAACTTACGCTCGGGGAACTCAAGTAGCCGCTCAAGATTTGAGTGATGCAGATTTCTCGCTCGTAATTGATCAAGCCAACTACTTTATGTTCAAGATGGATGACATCGAAACCGCCCACTCCCATGTAAATTTCATGGATTTGGCAACGGATCGTGCGGCATACAAGCTACGCGATACTTTTGATGCTGAAGTACTTGGTTACTTGTCTGGTTGGGAGCTTAATGGTTCCAATGTTTGGGTACGCCGTAGCGCCGTAAATGGCACGAAAGCAGACTCAGGCGCAGGAAACGATGAGCTTTTAGCGGCAAACGCTTTGTCAATCCTCGACTTTGGTGGATCTGATTTAGGTGTTGACGCTGAAGCTACTTCTATCCCAGTTGCGGCTGGTGGTGGTGCTGGCGGCATTACTTCTCCATTGGCTATTCTTAACCGAATGGCTCGTAAGATGGACGAAGCTAATGTTGATACAGCGGATCGTTGGTTTGTAGCAGATCCAGTTTTCTACGAAATGCTCATGGACGAAAATTCCAAGTTCGTTTCGGCTGACTTTGGTGGTGGTGAAGAAATTCGCAACGGCCGCGTTGGTGAAGGCTTGATCCGAGGCTTTAAAGTCTACAAGTCAAATAACCTTCCTTACGTTGGAACTGGAGCCGGTACTGTACTTTCAACTGGTTCTGAGACTAACTTTGGTACTGTAGTAGCTGGGCATAAGTCTGCCGTAGCAACTGCTCAACAACTAAATAAGACTGAAAGCTACCGCGATACAGCATCTTTTGCTGACATCGTGCGTGGGATGCAGTTGTACGGCCGTAAGATCCTTCGTCCAGAAGCGATCATGACTGCCACTTACAACGTAGCCTAAGTAGCAAACTTAGGGGCCCCTGTAATGGGGGCTCCTTTCCTTATTTTTGGGGTTCTTGAATGGCTACATCTTTTATAAATTTAACTAACCAGCTTCTACGAAGACTCAACGAAGTTGAGGTAAAGGTAGTTGAATTTACTGGTTGTAGAGGGGTTCAAGCCCTAGCAAAAGACGCCATAAGAAACTCTATCGCGCAAATAAACGCGGCGGAGTACGAGTGGCCTTTTAATTCTGCGGAACATACGCAAACTTTGAATGTGGGGCAGGAAGATTACTCTTGGCCTCAGTACTTTAAAACAGCAGATTTTGAAAGTTTTATAGTGGCGAAAAATCCACTACTGGGAAATTCAACATCTAAGCTCAAATTTATATCGCGGGATGTTTATTACGATAAGCACCGGACAGATGATTTAGACGCGGATAACTCTACGGGCCTCGGACTACCTACTTTAGTAGCTCCCGCCCACGGTAACGGGTATATCGTGTCTCCTACTCCGGATAAGCCTTACGTTATACAATATCGCTATTACCTAAACTACGCAGATTTACAGTTAAATACTGACGCTACCAGAATTCCTACACCCTATGACTATGTCATTATTGAGGGTGCGCTAAGTCAGATGCACTTATTTAGGAACAATAATGAGGCGGCCAGTATTGCTCTCCAGCTTTTTCAAGAGGGCATTAAAAACATGCAAGGAATTCTAATCAATCAGTACCAGACGGTTACGGATACTCGGACTCTACGAGTGGTTAGGGCTTATTTCTAGATGCCAGATCAAATTGAAAGTTACAAAGTCGTTTGCGGAGGGGGGTTAAACTCTAATGAGAACCACCTCGACCTATCTGAGAATAGTCCAGGTAGTGCAATACGGCTTGTGAACTTTGAGCCTTCGTTGTTTGGGGGATACCGGAGAATAGAAGGGTACGCACCATACAGATCGTATGCGCCGGAAGTTGACCCGCTCAATGGCGGTGGAAAAATCTTGTCTTTGGACTTCTTTAAGAATGATCTAACGGGCGGGAAAGAACTTTGGGCCACTAGAAAAGTAAAGACTTTTAAATTTACGGCCGTGGCGGGGCAGACATCGTTCATTGGCTTTGATGACAACGGCAGAACTCTGGACGTTCTTGTTGCTAACAATACTTGGGCCTACATTAATGGCACAAGAAAATATGTTCTTCTTGATTTTACTATTAATTTAAATACGGCGGGGGGAGATGAGTTTGTTCTTAACACCCCAGCAAGCGCCGGAGATGTAATTGAGATAGACGTTAATGAGTACTGTTTCTACAAAGAAACGGGCGGAGGATGGCAGAAGGTTGTTCCTATTAACTCAGCCGGTGTTGAGTTGCGTAGAATGTCTGTTTTTGGGCAAATTACGCCAATTAACCGAGTAAGATCTGTTAATTTTAATTTCGGCTCTGGTAACATGATTTGTTTTGTAGATGGTGCGAATAACGCCCTTGTCTATAACGGCCTATATTGGAATGTTATTGTTAGCTCCAACTCAGGGGTAGATGCCCTAAATGCAGGGGGATCTCAGTGTTTAGACCAGCCCTCTATTGTGGACGTATTTAAAAATCACCTGTTTTTAAGTGGTGATCCTACAGACCCGTCAAAGTTAGCTCACTCAAGCCCGAATAATCCATTTGATTGGAATGCGGCAGTGACCTCTCAGGGCGCTAGTGTAGGTGCTGGACAGCAAATTGCTGGGTTTGATATCGTTGCATTTAAGACTTTCCGAGATGACTTATTTTTATTCGGTGAGAACAACATTAAGAAGTCGATAGTCAGCGCCAATGGCGACTTTTCTATTGAGCATGTTACGAATAATGTGGGCTGTATGGCCCGAGACTCTGTCTTAGAGATAGGCGGAGATTTGATATTTTTAGCACCAGATGGTTTCCGGCCTGTTGCGGGCACATCTCGTATTGGTGACATTGAACTAGAAACAATTTCTAAGCCGATACAACAACTTCTCAGGGAGTTACCCCATGTCTACGATGTAGACTCTTTGGTTGGCGT